CACTTGAATTTAGTGTTGTTGATCCGCTTGTTATAGTTGTGCCTGTAGATGCCGTTATCATGAATACATTTGTAAGGTTTGGGTCATCCTTACCTTTCATCATCATTCGTACATCTGCAATTGTTTGATTTGAACTGGTATTGCTTGTAGGATTCTTAACTATTAAAATGTTTCCCAAGTCTACCCATGTCCATGCTAAGCTTACATTACTTGCAGTTGGATAATGCTTAACGTTTGCTGTAATATTAGTAGTAAAAGTATAAGTTCCTGTTTTGGGAACAATGAATGTTTGATAATTAGCACCTCCGTTTTCATCAATAAAATTATTACCAGCATCATTATTTGGTGCTGTTGTTTTATTACTAAATGGTACACGCTCAGAATAGTACTGAGTACCTCCCACACTATCCCCATTTAAAGTGATTATTTGCGGACTGTTTTTACTAACCCTCGATGTTCTTTCACTTACTTGTTGCCTTGTTAGTTTTAATGTAGAACCGCCTGAATAAGGTATTACTAAACGTTTAAATAAATCAGTGTTTAGAAAATTAGATTCATAACTAAACCCAGCTTCAGAAAACATTTTATCAATTATTGTTTTTACATAAATTGAAGGAAACATGTTTTGCACCGTGAACTGATTGTTTGTGCCATATCCATAATCAATCATTCCATATAAATAGCCCTGTCCTATTGGCTTAGTCCAGCTTAACTGTTGATTAAAAGCGGTGTATGTGTGATTGTATTCGCTTAGGTTAATATCCCTTAAATACTTATTATTAAAGAATTGAAAAACATTTTGAAGTTCACCAAAAAAAGCCACTTCATATTCGATCTCATATTTATCTGTAACGTTTACATTTAACAACTGGCAAATGCCTTTAAATTGCCTAGCTTCATTGTAAGTTATTTCAGCTTCAGCTTTTAAGTTTGGATTAAAATTTGGATTAAAGTTAGTAGTGCCTGAGCTATTAATTGCAGCATTGACGTTCCAAATGTTTGAAAACAAAGCATTATTAAAAGATGTGCCCGGTAATACAACTGTTTTGCTCCAAGTAGTTCCACGTTTCTCAGGCTCTCTAATGTCAGCAATATTAAAGTTAAGAGGGATTGAAACATCATCTTTTAAATCTATTTGCTCATTGTTTATGTATATTTTAGTTAAGATCATCTTCTTTGCCTTTTTCTATTTTGTGAATATTGGAAACTGATAGATAAATTAAATAATTGCTCACTAGCTTCGTATTTAGTGGCATAACTTGTATTTGTTATGTTTACGGCAACCAAATCACTACCACTATAAATGTAAACATCTGGGCTTGTCATTAATTGCTCTAGCCATACGCTTTCATCTTCAGTAATCCAGTCGCTTTGAATAGTTATCGTATCATTTAATATTGTTTCGTATTGAGTAGCACCCCTAGATGTTGTGGAGTAGTTGTAATTAGTAGTTGCCCATTGATTAGGGTTTGATTTGTAAATATTTTTTTTAATATCAGTGTTTTTAGTCTTTGCGCCTGTAAATGTGAAATAATCGTATTTGCCATAGTTGTTTAAAAACTTGAAACGTATTGGATCATATTTACTGCAATAATCTTCTATGTAAATTGTACGCTCTTCGCTTCTTGCTTGGTAAACATTAGGCTCTTCTTCATACACTAGTTGTACTGTATAGTAATTTGATGAAGCGTTAAATATTGGAGCTGTGCCGCTTGCTAAATCGCCTGTAACTAATGTGTTTAACCAGTCATAACTAACATCTATATTTTGGCTCCTATCTTTTGTTAGTGAATAGTAAGGATCATTTATGTAAACTGTTTTTTGTAAAGTTCCTGCACTATTGTAAACTTTAATTCTCAATAACAAGTTAAACGTAAATTGAGTCATAAAACCAATAGATAGCTTTTCGCCTATTCTTGTAACTAACCTTGGAGTGTCTGTTAAGAATTTACTATTTACATCAAAGTCAACATAACTATTAACTGCATAATCTAAAAAGTTTAAAGGATCAAATACACCATTGTAGCTATAACCTGAGCTGTTAGTTAAGTTAGGATAATTAGTTATCCCGCTACTAGCCCCATATTGTTCACCAAACTTTACAATATAGCTAACTATTGAGTTCTCGCACTGTTTAAAAGTAGTTGTGTTGTCTTGCGGATCAATACTTAAAAAGTTTTGAATTATTCCGCTAACATCAAAAACGCCATAGTTATTATTTGGATTTGCTACACATTCAAGCCTTGTGTATGATGCGCTACCATTAACGTATACATCCGCTATATAGCGGAAATTTTGTTGAGTATAGTTAGTACTACTTAGCGTGAAAATCATTTGATTAAACGCAGGTGAATAAGAATAAGGACTATTATAAATTGTTAATGCCATAATTAATCGCTTTTGTTATATTTTCTTTGAACATTGGTAACTCAGATGTAAGGAATTTACTTCCCTTATATCCGAATCTCTTTATTGTACCTTTTTTTAAGATGTTTGTTGCTATTGCATAAGATAATGACCTTTGGGCTTTTTTAGTTCCAGCCATTTGTTGTAAACTAGGCTTTTCAGAAATCCACTTTCTAATTAATGGTTGTAGCTTTCTTCTATTCTCTTTCGTGAATCCTATCGGTTTAGTTCCTTCGTCCACATCCTTCCAATAGTCTTCAAGTTCTATTTTAACCTTTACAGAGCCTGTGTTAATAACATAAGGCAAAGCCTGAATAGATGCGGATAATCTTCCACTAGCTTCTAAATCATTTTCTTTTAAATTGCTTTTAATCTTAAAGATGAAGTTTTGCACTACCTCATCCAATACAGCTTTTGGCTGGTTAAATATAACGTTTGCTTTGTCTTCAACATCTTTAAAGAATTCGTCTAGTTTCTTCGATGCCTGTTCATCTAACTTTGCCATTTGTTACGATCTTTTACAAAACTTAAATAATTCAAAAAAGCAACCACATTCATGTTTAGATAATAGTCCCATTTAGTTCGGTCTTTATTGCTCAAAGAGTCTAATGTTACATACCATCCCCAATATTCTAAATGTTTATCTTGCTCTGTTTTATCAACTTGTTCGCCATCTTGTTCGCTTTTATTAATTCGTTTTCCAAATAATCCTGAATAACTGGATGTAAAGCCTCCATAACCTTGCAAAAAAAAAGCGCAACAGGATAAATAACACCTATTGGTAAGGTTTTAATTAACTGCATTCGCTCATGATAGTCTATTCTTACTTCTTCATACTTAAACCACTTTCTTTTATAAGGCTTAACAAATACAGCTGTTATTTCAGCAAGGTTACTCATAACTGAGTCTTCATCAGTTGCTAACTTACTTATGCTTATAAAGTCACCAGCGCTTAGTTTAGTGATGTCGTAATTAACAAGCCACTCATAACCTTCATGCGTAAATTTTTCAACCGCTTTTGGGAAATCCATTTTAAAAACAAAGTTCACAGAGTTAATAAGCTCTTTCAATGAATCTATCTGTAAACGTTCTAACTCGCTCACAGGCACGTTTGAAAGTATGCTGATTATCCTTATCTCTTTGTCAATAGACTGAATGTCCTTATCCTTCAATATGTCGTATATCAAAGGAAATTGATCTATTGTTACTCCGTTCCAACTATTTGGTAAAACTATTTTCATTTTATTTTAAGTACCGATTATAATATAGTGTATCTGCCTGATTTATATTTATTGTATGCATGAAAACTTAAACATGTAGCCATTACCCCGTCATCATGAAATCCGCTTGTAGCCGCATATTTAATTACTCTACTTTTTGGATTGTATTCATAGGTAAACATTTCAAGCTCTTTGTCTAACCATTCCACATTGAAAAATTTTACTTCTTTATTTTGGTTGGCCACGATTAAACTTTCAACGATTTCCTTTTTGCTTTGATTAGTTGTAATAAATGGTTCTATTGCGCAATAGCTTTGACATTCTTTTTGCAGCATTTCAAATATCACATCTCCAATAGAGTTAACCTCAACCAATGCTGTTTGGACATTATTTGTCCTTAATCCATTTGCTATATTCTTCACTATTGTGGACCAATCACTATGCCTCCAACGTTCAATGTAGAACTGTTCGCCTTTTTCATTGAGTATAGATAGCACCGAGTAATCGTCTGCTCTTCCCAAGTCAATACCCGCAAATGATCTTCCGTAAGGTTTGTTATCCGACAACAAACGGTTATTGAATAGCATTGCTGATCCATCGACAAACTCGGCTAAGTATTCTTGCCTGAAAATCATTTCAGGTAGCGTTAACCTTGCATCATCTATCTCCGATGGGTTAATCATTGGATTATCGTATGAAGTCATTGTAAAGGCTTTGTATTGATCGTTTATGCCTTCAAGTTGGTGCATTTTGTAAAAGTGATTTTTACCTTTTGGTGTTGAAATCAAAAGCACCTTTTTACCTTTTACTAAAACAGTTGCTCTTAAAACTTCAGTCCATGCCTTTTCATCCATAAAGGCAAACTCATCACAAACTAAATAATCAAATGTGAAACCTCGAATGTTATCGTATCGCTCAGCACTAAAGAATTGAATCGTTGAGCCTGTAATGTATTCGATTATTAATTCAGACTGGTTAACCTTTCGATAAATCTCCGGGCGTTTAGCAAATGCTTTAAATGTTTCCTCAAATACTTTCTTTGATTGTTTATATACAGGACTTACCCATGCTATTTTTGAGCCTTTATTATTTAAAGCCCAAAATAACATTTGATTCAATGCTAATAAAGTTTTACCGAACTGCCTACCTATATTAATAACATAGTATTTTTCAGTTCCGTTATTTATTGCATTATGTATTTTCCTCTGATTCGGATGGGGGTTGTATAGAATTGCCTTCGCCAAAGTCCGCTTTAAATTTCATGTTGCCTGGTAACTTAACTTCTTGTTGCTCAATGTAACCTCTTTTCTTTGCTTTACATTTTAAATAAAACATAGTAGATAATGGATTACCTTTTTTTATTTGTTGATGTAATGCTGACTCCGCAAAGTCCAAAGCTACATTGTCAATCTCTTTTACAGCTTTCTTATATTCTTTATCTTTCTTTAACCAATCATAATGTGTATCACGATTTATACCAACCTCTTTACAAGCTGTAGAAACAACGTTTAAATGTTTTTCCAATGCAAGAAGCATCTGCTTTTTTAATATGTCGGAATTTGATGCCATTTTCTTTTATAAAGTACCGATAAATCTATCTAAATACCACTTTGCTTTTTCTAAGTCCTCTTTGTATTTTGTTTTGTCTTTCTTTCCTGCTCTGCTAACATACTTTATTACGTTGCCTAAATGAAAGTTTAGTTCCCATGCTTCAATTACTTTTATTGCTTCGTAGGTGTTTTGTTTACCTCCGTAGTGTTCAGGATTATTTATTGATTCCATTATTAGATTCCCATTGCTATTTTAGTCATCATTAATTTACCTCTAAATTCTGATGGTTCAATTTCGGGATAATCATAAGCTTCTTTTGGTAGTTCAGTTGTTCTTTTAATATATGCTTCATATTCGTCATGATATACTATATATGAAACTAAATTAATTGCATACGTTGCATTTCCATCTGGACTTTGCGTGTAATAAGGGTATTCTTTTTTATTTTCCATCTTTTATTATTGCTCGTAAAAATTCAAGTAATTGTCTTCTGCA